CCTTTATTTCTTCGTATCTACACTCTATACAAACTATAATAATATATTCTTTTTTATTTGGAAGTGGTTCCCACACAAATGCCGCATTTTCTTTTGTAAGAACATATGTCCTCCAATCCCCGCATTAGAGCATCTGTTACATATATCATGCATCCTCTATCTCCTTTTTGATTTCATCATAAGATTTATTCTGTTTAATCATTTCAAATGCTTTTCTATCCACACCGCTAGCAACAATATCATAATAATTAACAACATTCCGTTGGCCGATTCTATGAAATCTATCTTCACTCTGTGCCCTTTCTGTACATGAGAATGTACGTGAATAATATATGACTTCACTACAATTTGTTAATGTGACTCCCACATTCATTGATTGCATTGTAGCGATTAGTATTCTAAATTTGTTTTCTTTGAAATCTGTCAAAACTTTTTCTTTTTGACTAGAAGTTAAATCACCATGAAATTCATGTGGCTTTAAATATAAATTCTTTTCTGTTGAGAAAAACTGTTGAATAAACTCAATAGACTTTCTAAACGCTACATAGATAACAATCTGATTGTTAGAAGGAATTGAGTCTATTAAATCTTGCAAAACAATATGTTTTTCTGAAGTAGGGTCTATCATTTCTACAACTTCACCAGTCGATTTATCTTCAATAAAAAAACCAAATCCTTCCTGAGCTTGCATTTTATGAGCTACATGAAGACCCTGGTGAACTCGAGTCCCCTTACAACCGAACTCGTGATAGATTTTTTCTGGGAGGTCTAAGCAGTCGACTTTAAGCCTTCGCTCAGACATTGGTGCAAGCATCTTTAAGAATTCATCTTCATTTCGTGATTCGTCTTTTTGAAATTTATGGGTCTTTACTCGCATGTACCGCTGTCTGAAGTTTCGGTAATCTGAGTAAGCGTTGGTTGGATCGAGGCAAACGAGATGAGTGTAGAGATCGATAATGTTACGATTGCCGATTGGTGTCCCAGTCAAAAGAATGACACGCTCTGCTCCGATGCATGTGTTTACGACGGCTTCAGTGCGCTTTGCTCGACGATTTTTAATATAGTGAGCTTCGTCGACGATAATCATTTTTGTTTTGCGAGCTGGAACAGGCAGTCTCCAAAAAGTTTCGTAACTGTAAATTTTGTAGAAACTTTCAAATTTTGACCATTTTGCAACCTCTTTTGCCCAATTTGGTTGCAAAAAAGAGGGGCAAACAACAATTACACTTTTTCCAAATTGCATTTTTGATAAAATATAATCCGCGGCTAAAATTGCTGAAATCGTCTTTCCCAAGCCTTGTTCGTGATATAACGCGTATCTCTTATTCTCGATACATTTTCGTATAGCTGTTTTTTGATGTTCGTAAAGCACAAAGACCTCGTTTGAATTGTTGTTAGCAAGCTAGCGTATTTATGAGTATTTGTCAACTTTTCAAAATGATTATATTTTTTAGAGAAATTTTCCGAAAGTGTATGTGAAAACCAAAAATAGATAAAATATCAAATATATCAATTGGTAGTGATTCTGAAAGGTGTGATATTTTGTCCCAGTGTCCCAGTACCGTTTGAACTGGGACAGGAGCAACTGGGGCACTGGTACAGCATTGGGAGAGTAAGATAAGTTTAGTGCACTTCTCTATTTCCTGGAAAACAACTGGGGCACCTATTTGTGCATGGGAGAGAAGGATATCTAAGCGTTTGTCCCAGTGTACCAGTTAGTTGGACCCTTTTTATCTAATAAGAGTTAAAAAAATAAAAAAGAAATAGGAAAGAAGAAAAATAAAAAATAAAATATTATATAAAAAAGAGTCCAACTAACTGGTACACTGGGACACGAATTAAAGTTATACTATCAGAATATGAATAAGTAAGTGCCCCAGTTGCCTGTCCCAGTTCAAAACGGTACTGGGACAGCTGGTACACTGGGACAGGCAACTGGGGCAGATGAGATGATTAAGGGAGATTCCAATTTGGCTCGTTTGCCTTGGCTTGTGCAAAAAAGACTTGTTTTGCGGCTTCAAAAAACTGTGGGGAAGGAACATAAACAGAAAAGTGCATGATGTTGTTTATATCAGTTTCTATAGCGTCAGGAAGATGATAAGCACATCGTCCCATTTCATGAAGAAAGATTTTGTTTTTAAAATCTTCGGAAGAGATTTTTTCAAAAATAGGGTCGACTGTAATTTCTCGAGTGAAAGACGTCACTCCAGTTTTATTTTCAGTGATGTTACATTGAGTCACTCCGATCGCTGCTTCTCGTGTCACAACGAATGCAGGACTGTGAGCAATGCGAATTGAAACAAGATGCACATCCCCGTATCCCACATTGTATTTGTCAGCTTCTTGTTTAAAATTTTGGTAATAAGGTTGAAGTTCAGCGTCTACCATAGGAATTGTTGGATTTGGTGAGCTTCCATCCTTTCCACAACTGATAAAAAATGGGAGTGATAAGACCCATAATAGTTTTTTCATAAGTTCATCTCCTTTGTATTTATTCATCCTTGAAAGTTCATTGTTATAATTTAAAATTAATTAAGGGAGTAACATCTGCTTCTTCATTTTCTTTTCGTGCTGCTGCGATTTTACGTAAAGTTTTTTCATTTTCTTCTTTATTAAGATTTTTATCTTGAGTATACTGTAAAATTGCTAAGCTATCATTATCATCTTTATTAATTGGTTGGTTGTTCATAAGTTCATCTCCTTTGCGTTTGTTCATCCTAGAAAGTGACCTCACTCTCATAAAATAAATATAGTTTAAAAATTTTATTAAGTCAAGTTTATTTAAAAATTATTTTGAAATTATTTTTTGTCAGTTTTTTGACCCTGTCGAAATCTTGACAATGAGTTATTGATTACTGCTCAAAACCTAGTTACTATAGAAGCAACCTACCTCGATTCTATCTGCTATTTACACACATCTTTAAATCTGCCTGCTCTTCCTACCTCATTAGCCTACCTTTATGTAAAAATCACGCTCGCATTTTTGTCGCATTTTTATATATTTTTGTAAGTATAAGTAAGATAACAATCTTGTCGCATTTTCTCATTTTTAATGGTATAGGTACTTTATTTTTGAGAAGAAAATGCGACTAAAATAGTTATGGTTCTTATGTAGATGGGAAAAACCTTGCTTTTGTCGCATTTTTTATGTTTAAATAAAAGGGTTATCATTTTATTTATTTTTATGAAAAGGATAAAAATGAGTCTTTCTACGCGAACATGGACTAAAATAAGAAAATTATATGAGGATGGAGCACCTCCATCTTACATATCTTCTATTCATGATGTGAGTGTGTCACAGATATGGCGACGAATAAAAAAAGAAAATTGGGAGAAACCGATTGAAATGAAGCCGTCTTCTATTACAGATGCTGCATTTCAAAAAGCGGCTGAAGTGCTTGAGCGTGCTGAAGTGCTTGAAATTGAGAACACAGAGAAAGAATCAGAAACAGTTTTCGAATTACGTAAAAAAGCGCGAGCAGTACAATCTGAGTTACTTGATTTAATATTAGAAGCAAAAATCGCGATGAGTGCGTTTATTAAAGCGCACCCAGATGGCAGGTATATTAAAAAAGATGATGAAAAAGGCACAACATACGGTCTTATTTCGGAGATATTTAGCCCCATGGCAGCGTTATTGAATGCCAGTGATGTTATCACTCAGATTCAAAGACCAATTAATTTAACAACCAACACTCAGATTAATCAAAATAATTCTCAATTAGGAGACCAAGTATCTTCTACTACCCCTCCCATTACAATTGAATTTTTGCCTGTCGAAGCGTCTCAATGAAAATTAAGTGGAGGATTCCCGCAAAAGGAATAGAATTTTTTAAAACAAAAAAAATGTATCAAGTTTTACATGGTGGACGCTCATCAGCTAAGACTAATATGGTGTTAAAAAAATTACTTAATATCGCCCTAGAACAGACACTACCAGGACATATTGTATGCGCACGTGAATTTCAATCATCGCTTGCAACTTCTACATATGCGGAATTAAAGCATATGATTTATGAAGATAATCTATTGCATTTATTTGATGTTAAATATGACCATGTTCTATGTAAGAAAAATGGATTGAAATTTATATTTAAAGGTTTAGCTCGCGACATAATGCAAATAAAATCTATTCCTAATATTGTTGCTTGTTTTGTAGAAGAAGCAGAAACAATTAGTCGTGATTTATGGGATATTTTAGACCCTACTCTTCGGCAAGCTGGGTGTCAGTTAATCATTGCGTTTAATCCTCGCGAAGAACAGAGTGCTACTTATCAAATGTGGTTAATAGATCCAAAACCCGAAGAAGATATTTTCAGACTTGAGATGAATTATTATGATAATCCGTTTAATTCTGATGTAGTTTTAAAGAAAATCGCATGGCTAAAGCAATATGACTATGCCAAATATGAGCATATTTATCTTGGTAAAGTTATTAGTATGTCTGAAGATGTGATTTTTAAAAATAAATTTAAGATTCTCGATTTAGGTTTTGTAGAAGAAAACGGGTTTTATTACAGAACTAAGGCTGCTATTCCTCGAAATGAACGGATTTATTTTCTATATGGAATGGATTTTGGATTTAGCACTGACCCAGCTGCTATGATCGAAGTTTGTTTTCCAGATGACGACACTATCTATATACATAGAGAGCATTATGAGCATCAGCTTTTGCCCACACAGTATATGAATGTTATTCAAACAAGTTTCGGTGAGAGAGAAAAACTACACGGCAAGTGGCGGGGTGATGAATCGCGTCCCGACACGATTGCTCAACTCGCTTATGACGGTTTGCACATTGAAGCAGCACCCAAGGGAAAAGGTTCAGTTGAAGCAGGAATTCAATACCTTCTTGGAAAAAACATAATAGTACATCCCCGTTGCAAGAATTTCATTTTTGAATGTTTTAATTATAAATACAAAAAAGATAAAAACACTGGTATCATCACAACTGACATCGTAGACGCTCACAATCACGGTTGGGATGCTTTACGTTATGCTTTATGTGAACAAATCGCTGCAAATGGTAGAAAACCTATAAAAGTTAATCCTGCTGTGTGGCAACAATTAGGAATTTATTAAAATGAGTAAAAATAAGAGAGAATCGCAACAACTGTACAAAGACTTCTTTTTATCCGATACTGCTAAGGAGATTATCAGGGATTATGAGCGTAAACAATACCCTCCCAATTTTGTTAGTGGGTTTAAGACTCCTGATAATCCCCCTTCCATTTTAGCTAAAGATGGCGACAAATTAACAACAGATTCCTTACCAATTAATCAGTGTAACTTTGGACCATTTGGTAAAATTAATAACACTCTATTAAACAGCCGATTCCTTGGCTATCCTGAATATTCGTTACTTTCTCAAAATGGGATTGTTCAGCGCATCATTCAAACACTTTCGCGTGACTGTGTAAGAGAAGGTATTAAAATATTTTCTAAAAAAACAGGTAGTTCATCTGGCAATGAAAAAATTACTGCTATTGAAAATGAGATGAAACGCCTAAATGTGCAGGGTAAAATTCGCGAATGTGTTGAAATGATGTTGATGTTCGGCGGATGCAAACTCTATCCAAAAATTCTTGGAGATGACAGCAGAGAAGGAGGAGAAGAATATCTCACCCCTTTGACTCTTGAAAAAGTACCAAAAAACGGGCTTCTTTACTTAAAACCGATTGAGCCGCTCTATGCAACCCCCGGCAATTTTAATGCTGTGAATCCGCTTGCTGAAGATTATTACGTGCCCAGTGATTGGCTCATTTTAAATACTCGCATGCATCATTCAAGACTTGGGCATTTTCGTTATAATGACGTCCCTACTCTACTTAAGCCAATTTATTGGTTTAATGGCATGCCACTTGTTCAACTCTGCCTTGATTATCTATGGGGATTTGAAACTGTTAGACAGAATATTATTGGGATTTCTGGGCGATATAATATCAATATTTTCAAAACCAACATGGCTGCACTGCTGAATTATAAAGAAGGATCTTCATTTCAGGGAGGTGAAGATGTTCTTTCTAGAATGAAATTGGCTCAAGCCCTCCAAAACAATTATTCGATATTTGCGTTAGATAACAACCCAACTGCTCCTGAAGAATGGCAACAATTCAATATGACGATGGCGGGGTTGGTTGAGATTTTGAATGAGAATGCCGGATACCTCTGTGCGCTTACTGGTATGCCTGAGATTGTTCTATTTATGAAAAAATCAAAAGGGGGGTTGCATAGCGGTGATAATAATGAAGTTAGACTTTACTATGATAATGTTGGCTCGTTCCAAGATGTAAATATTAAACCAACTTATGAATGGATTTTTCAATTAACTCAAATGAGTTTATTTGGTAGTGTAGATGAAGATTTAGATTTTAAGTTTAATCCGCTTTGGAAACAGACTCCGAAAGAAATTTGGGAGGTTCAAAAGATTAAAGCTGAAATTAATACTGCTTATTTTGCTGATAATATACTTGAAGGAAATGAGATTAGAGAAGCTATAGCAAAAGACCCTGATTCTGGATATGCAGGTTTACAAGACCTGCCGGAAGAAGATTTTGAAGATGCAGAACCTGAAAAGGATAGCTTGAATGAAGCGGCGTAAACCGATTGAGATTCCGATAAAACAAGAAAGCGCTGCATCTGTTGCATGGTATACATCTAAATTGATGTTATTAAAGAATGCTATGTCTCGAGATTATTTATTAAGTATAAAAAGCTTCTATAAAGAAAATAGTTCATATTTAGTAAAAGATGATGATCCAATTATTAGATTGAATCAGATGATTGATGAATTGGGTGAGAAATGGTCACGAGCTTTTAACAGTAGAAGTCTCAAATTAGCAAGAAAAGTTATATTAGATGCTAATAGAGCATCTCAAAAGAAATTTGAAAATATATACAAAAGATATCCAGATAAGTTAATTGAACCCCAAAAATTACAAGAGAATATTACCTTAGTTGATACTTTAGAACGTCAAATTAAAGAAGAGAATGAACAATTTAAGAAACAACAATTAACACCAGTTCAAAAGATATTAAAGCAGCCGTTACCTGAACCAGGATTTTTTGAAGTTGTAGAATTCAACGAGCATCAGTTTAAGAATCCATTTATCATTAAACCAAACATGGTTGAGAGAAATGCAAAAGTTAATATCATTGAATCAGGAATTGCCGAGAATGTAGCTTTGATTAAATCAATACCAAAACAATATCATGAGCAAGTTCAAGGCGCTGTAATGCGAAATGTAGCAGTGGGTGGAAATGCTCAGAAACTTGTTGCTGAGTTATCAAAAATTAGTGATAGGTCCTCTAAAAGAATTAAGCTTATTGCAAATGACCAAATTGCTAAAGCGACTGCTTTGTTAGACCAGCAAGAAGCTATTGAAATGGGCTTTACTAAAGCGATTTGGAAGAAGTCTATAGCTGGTAAGACTCATCGAAAAACTCATGCCGAAGCTAACAATAAAGAGTTTGATATAAAAAAAGGTTGTCTAATTGAAGGTGAGTACATTATGCCTCGATGGAAAATAAATTGTAAATGCTCTTATAAATTGATTTTAAAATAGGAGATTAATATGCCAGTCGCTGTTTTTGGAGATACTATAAGCACCCATAAGTTTGAAGGGGAGGAAAATCCTGATTTTAAGTGGAGTTGGAATCCTGAAAAGATAAATCATCCAGTTCATTATGTTAGACACCCATCAGGAATTGAATGTATTGAAATTACCCGCCACATGAACTTTAATTTAGGAAATGCAATAAAATATATTTGGAGAGCTGATTTAAAGAACGATGCTCTTGAAGACCTTAAAAAAGCTATTTGGTATATTCAAGATGAAATTCAAAGAAGAGAAAAGGAGAGAGGATGATATGTAATAATTCTAAAAAATTAAAAGATAAATACTGGGAATTTCTAAAACAATGGTCTTTAGAAAAATCAGGATGCGACAATATTTTTTGTTTTAATAATCAATGTATTCCTCCTCTTACTCTCGATTTTGTTAACCAATTATTAGAAGAATATGTAAACGAGGTTTGTTTAGGAGAGCAAGATTACAAAGGAGCTACACTAACAATGGATTTGAAATTTAACCTTGATTTACATCCATTAGATGAGATTCAACGTAGAGAGAAATTAACATGAAAGAAGGAATAGAATTTTGTTTAAAACAATTAAGATACTTAGAAACAAAATGTGAAATATTTGATATGAAAGAAGTCTATAAAGCAGCTGTTGATGAGATGAAAATAGCATTATTAGCAGCTTTAGAAAGAATAAATAGAGGAGAGGACCCTCATTGCACTACTTCTATCGATGACACTTGGAAACATCTAAAAGAAGAACCGCGTACATTTACCACAACTGATATTAAACTCTCATAGATTCGTAATTTACCAATTTTTCACAAAATAAATAATACTTATGACAAAAATTTGACTTTTGTTAATTTTTGTGAATAACTACAAAAGGAGGTCTTTTAGCATAAATGCAATTCGATAGCAACAGAACAAAAGACGAATTCGGATATTTGACTGTTACTAACTGTGTTTTGACTGGTGAAGATGTTGCTTTGTATTATGGGTATGAAGTCCCTAATTATCAAAAACACAAGCTTGACCCGAAAAAAGTTTATCGCGTTTATAGACCCCGAGAAGAGATTGAAGACTCTGATTTTTCTAATAAGCCGCTTCTTTCTCAGCATATGGATTTCTCTGCAACTGACTACAAAGAAAAATTTGTAGTTGGGACAACTGGAGAAAGTCGAGATGAAGGTAGTGAAAAACTAGCTACTGTTGTTTTTTGGAAACAGTCAGCAATTGATGAACTAGAAAAAGGTACGAAAAAGCATCTGTCATGTGGGTATCTCTATGAACCTGTGATTGAAAAAGGCTCCCATAATGGAATGCCCTATGATATCAGAATGACAAAAATTAGAGCAAACCATGTCGCGATGGTGAATGACCCAAGATACAAACCGGCCACGGTGGCCGATGAAAACTCCGTAGAAAAGGGAACAAAAATGAAGTTTTTTTGGCAAAAAGACAAAGAGGTCGATGGCCTTTTAACTTTAGATGAGGCTTTTGATGCCCACAAAGCTATTTTAGACAATGACAAAATGTCAGAAGATGAAAAAGCTGAAGCAATTGAAAAAGTCAAATCTAAAGCTAAGCGTGTAAAAGGCGAAGTTGAAGACGAGAAGAAAGTTAAAGATAAGAAAAAAGTCAAAGACTCAGACATGGAAGATGATGAGCCGACTATGGATAAAAAAGCAATGGATAAGAAAGATTGCATGTCTAAAGACGCTGCTTCTGTTGTAGATGTTGCTGCTCTTGCTGAAAAAATTGCTGAAGAAAAGATTCGTAAATTCAAACAAGAATCGATGGCTCTTGATTCTGCTTTTGCTGAATACGAAAGAGTTTGTGGAAGAGTAAACAAAATGGCCTTTGATAGTGCTGAATCTGTTTTGGATACTATCATTAAGAATCAAAAAAGAAATCCTGAAGGCAAAACTTTTGAGCAAAAACAAGCGATGGTTGAAGCCTTCTCTAGTGTAAAAAGTTACGTTTCGCCAAAAGTGACTTTGGATAGCAACTCTATACCTAAAGTTACTATGAATGCTGATTTTCGTTCATTTTTAGAAAGAAGGAATTAATAACATGGCAGTTTATGCAGCTGGGCAGCAGATTGCTCAAAATCCTAATCCATACCAAGTCGGTGTACCCACTCAAGCTTTGCTTGACGGCTACACTTTCGGAAGCATCGCTCTAAATGATTTAACCGTTGGTAATCCTTGTTTTTATACAGGCATTGCAGACCAAACTGTACAAGCACTTGGTAACTACTCTGCAGGGATTGGTGGTGTATTAGCGGGTGTCGTTATGCGTTCTAACGCAAGTGCGATGGCATTCGGCGATTCTGTACTTGGTTTTTCAACAACTATTAGTGCGGGTAGCAATGTTCAAGTTCAAACTCGCGGCAGTGTTCCTGTTCCAATTACCACTTGTTCTAGTACTTTCGGCTCTCCTGTTCGCGGCGATGACGTTTATGTGAATTACGCAACGGGAACTTGGGTAGTTGTCGGCTTGGGTGGAACACCTCCATCTAACACAGCTAAAACCAATTTCAAAGTTGGAAAAGTTTACTCGAGTTGGTCATCTGGTGTGCCAGTTGAAATTACAAATACTCAAAATGCGGGAGCTTAAAGATGAATCTAGATAACATGAGCGAGCACGATTTTTTACAGATGCTCGACAAAGATTTTGGTATTAAATTTGAAAGTGGCTATACTCCGGTTGTTGCTGACTCTAACCATAGTTTTAGAGAAAAAGCAAATCAACTTGTTGGTGACGTAGACACATATACCTATAACCCAAATTCTAATGGCGTGCCTGGTTGGTACACTTTGGTCAACATCAATAAAATTATTGACCAGCTATTGCCTGTTCGGCGATATGAACAAATTGGTGGACCGCTTCAATATGGTGGCTTCACTACAAATAAAGCTCAATACGCGATGATTGGCCTTGAGGGTCAAATTGAGCCTTACACTGATTACGGTAGCACTTTAATCTCTGACATTAATGAAACATTCCCAACCCGCGATGTTTATCGTGGTCAAACTGTAATTCAATACGGTGATCTAGAAGTTGCAACCCTTGCAGAAGCTAAAGTTGATGCAGTTTCTCGTAAACAATATTCTGCAGCGATGCAAATTGCTATCGCACAAAATAGATTATTTTTCTACGGAAATATCAATGGCGCAGGCGCATTTGTTTCACAAATTTTTGGTCTTTTGAATGACCCTCAATTAAACGCTGCAACTCCTGCAACCAACGGCTCCTCAGGTTCTCCCTTGTGGTCTGTTAAAGCTGCGAATACTGCAACGGGTGCAAATGATATTGCGAATGATGTTATTGTTACTGCAATGACTGTTATGCAAAATCAAATGGGTGGAAATGTTGAACTCGGTGCAAAATATAAATTATGCGTGCCAACTGCAGCTGTTTCTTATATGAATTCAACCAACTCCTTTGGTTTGAATGCTACTGCAATTATTAAAGCAACTCTTCCAGGTCTAGAAATTGTTTCTACTCCTGAATATAACACCCTTAAATCTTTTCAATTAATTGGCCCAAGCCCACAAGGTGGCGACATGGTGGCTGATTTATTTACTTACAAATTACGTGGACATACCCTTGTGCCCCAAATGTCTTCTAAGAGACAAAAATGGTCATTTGGTAGTTCAGGCTGCGCAATATTTCAATATGCGCCAATCGTAACAGTATCGGGGATTTTAGCATGAGTTTTGTTTTTAGTCGTTCACCAATTGGCCATCAGTTTTCAATTATCCAAAACGGTATTGAGAATGTTTATGTAATTAAAGGAACAAATTCACATCAAGTTCTTACTGGTGGTGCAGAAGTTCCTTTTAAAACTGAAATGGAAGAGTCTGTATTTAATGCAATTAAAGCAAAATATGTTGACCATATTGGTTTATTCGGTGGAAAAGACCCAATCAGCGGAAGAACATTAGACGCTCAAATCTATTTAGCGAAAAATGAATCTGAAGCTAAAAAGAAAATGGATGATAGTAAGCCAGTTATTACACAAAACGAAATGGTTTCTAAAGTCACAGGTATTTCGAAATTTAAAGATGAAAGAGAGTAAAAATTGGCGATTCCAGCTTTTGATATAAATTTATTTAGAGCTCAGTACCCGATGTATGCAAATATACCGGATGCTGTGCTTATTAATTTATGGATAGAAGTTGATGAAGTTGGTACTCCAATTGTTTCTTTACTTCCCATTGATAAACAAGAGCATTATTACTATGTGGTTGAAGCTCATCTTGCTGAATTATGGAATCGCGGACCTGGTGCTGGTGGAATTGTTACAGAAGCTAAACAAGGCACTGTTGACGGCAAATTCTTTGTTGATGAATCAAATGCTTTAATTTGGTGGAATCAAACCGCTTGGGGCGCGAAGATTGCATATTTAATGAAGATGCATGGTGGGTTTCAATCCGTCAATACTTGTCAAAATTTCGGTTCAGTTTTTGGAGGGTGCTACTATGGCTCTCTCTACTATTAGCGGCGGTGAGAATTTAAAAAAATTTTTAGGCAAAGTTAAAAACCAAACTGGACAAATTGACGCAGGATTCTTTCCAGAGTCTATTTATGATGATGGAACTCAAGTGGCCCAAGTGGCTTTTGATATGGAATATGGAAAAATAAATTTTGGTTTAGATGCAGAAAAATATGGAGAGATAATCCCTGCTCGTCCATTTATGCAAAAAACTTTTGATGAAAATAATAAAAAATGGCGACAAGAACTCATTAATATTATTTATGCTCAAAAAGAAAACATAGATGTTTTACAAGCTTTACGTGTAGTTGGTTTTGTAGTTAAAAGAGATATTCAAGAAACAATTAGCTGGTTCGCAAGAGAAGGAACTCCTAGAAACGGTCCTAAAGTTATTAAATTAAAAGGATATGATTCGCCTTTAATTTGGACTGGTAAAATGCAAGAGTCCGTTAACTATGTGGTGAAAAAATGAATATTAATTTCATCGCTAGTCGCGCTTTAACTCCAGTCTATCCGATTGTTCAAGTAGAAGTTCATACTTTTTCTGGGCAAACAAATTTTTTAGGGGCTGTTACACCTGCATATAATGACCCTTTTATTGTAGATGCAAACATACAATTTTCTTCAAGAGGAAGCGGAGCGTTTAAATCATCTGAAACTCTTATTTATAAAAATGGGTACAACGTTACTGAAATATTTAGAGATTTCTGGATAAATAAAGAACAACTAACTGGGTTAAATAGAAATATATCAACAGGTGGTGATTTTTTAGTTCTTGATAATCTAAAATATAAAGTTGTTGGAGTAGATGAAAAATTTAGGACAGGCTGGGTTTTATTAACTTGTGTACAGAGTGATTTAAGTAATGAATGACCTTCAAATTATTTGGACAATGATAAGCACTTTATTAACTGGGTATTACTTTCCAGATAATATTTTTGATGCATATCAAAATAATATTACTTTCCCTGTCTCTAATAATTTCATTGTCATTACACAAAAAGATATTGGAAAGGCACCCGCCTATCCTTTAAGAGATTTCGATGTTTTAGCTCAAGAAAAAGTTCTAACTCCATTTGGTGATTATGAATTTCAAGTTGATTTGTATGGAGATAATGCGGATATCTGTGCGCATATTCTCCACACTTATGTTGATTCATCAGCGGGAAGTAATTACTTGCTGGATTATAAAAGAGGAATTGGAAAAGTAAAAATGATACCGCCAAACGCAAGTCCTGTTAATGACAGAGACCGATACATGAAAAGGTACATAGTAACCTTCACTGTTTTAAATACAAATATCGTAAGAATTCCGATGCCAGGTTTTGGCCTCGCAGATGTTGAACTTAATTTTACGGAGTACACATAATGGCTGCCATAGACATTGGTTTATATATTCCTGTCACGAACACGGTTGAAAACCCACTTAATAATGCAAAATCTTTTGCAGGGTTAGCTTTAACAACTAACACTGCAATTCCACCTACAACCCCTATTCTTCAGTTTACAAATTTACCTGACGTAGGAACTTTTTTCGGGACAGGTTCTGCTGAGTATGCAAGTGCAAGAAAATATTTTGCAAGTTGTAACACTGCGATAACTTTCCCTCCATATATCTATTTTGGGTTACTTACTCTTACAGCAACAGATTCTAATTTAAGAGGCGGTACTATTACAGACCCAACAGGGACTTTAACAGCTCTTCAAGCTCTTTCAGCTGGAGTGATTAACGTTGTTGTAAATGGAACTTCATATAATACAACCGCAATTGATTTAACTGGGGCTACGAGTCTATCTGATGCAGCTTCTTTAATTGAGAGTGCAATTATCTCTGCTCACCCTATCGCATCTATTTTCTCTTTTGCTTATGACGGGGTAAATAGTCAATTTTATGCGATAAATACTACAACCGGAGCAGCTTCAACCCTTGGATTCTTTAGTTCTGCTACAACAAACTTAGCGACTATTTTAAAGACTACAGCGGCAACTGGAGCCATTATTTCTAATGGGTCTGATGCCAAAACAGTTACAGAATGCTTAGAATCTTTAAAAGAAAGTTTTACTGATCAATTTAGCTTGTATTTTGTCGATGATTTAGGTGGTTCTTTAGACAATTCTAAGAATTTAGAACTTGCACAATGGGTAAGTGATCAAGGTGATAGATTTTGGTCTTTAGTTTGGAGTAATGAAGTTGCTCTTGAGTCTCTTACTGACACAACAAGCATTTGGTATCAAATTACTCAAGCAGGGATTAACAACTGCTCTGTTTTTGATGAAGTAATTTACAATAATTCTGACAGAGTTTCTGCAGCTTCAGGTATTTTTGCTTCTGTTGATTTAACTCAGCCGAATTCTGCGATTACGCTTGCATGGAAACAACAAAATGGTCTTTTACCTTCTGTAACAAGTACAAGTATTGCAAGAATTTTAGGTCAAAAAGGTATTAATTATTATGGTAAAGTTGTCACTACAGGTTCAGCTCTTACTCAAAATTTCTTTTATCCTGGAGCTATCACTGGTAAGTGGACATTTGTTGATAATTTAGTAGCCGCTGTTTGGATTGCTTATCAATGTCAATTTGAAACAGAAGATCTCTTTTTAAGCGTAGGTCAAGTGCCAATTGACCCGGATGGGCAAGGCCAAGTTAGATCGGCATTGCATACTGCATTAGAGGGTTCAAAAGCAAATGGCATCATAGCTACCGGTTTGACTTTTGATACAGATACCTCAATTGAAATTAAAACAACTTTTGGTATAGATTCAATTGAACTAACCAACAATGGATATGCTATCCTTAATACACTACCGCCAGCGGGTTTAAGAAAATTAAGGGAAAGCTCTCCATGGTACATCCTTTATACTAAAGGGTCTGCATACCAATTCCTCCCAATCAATACACGAACATACTTCTAAAGGGGAAATAGAAATGCCAGCATATATAGCTACAAGTAAGAATGCGATTATTACTTTTACATCTGTTTTAACAGGCCCCCCAAAACTTCTAACAGGTTTTGCGAACGATAATATTTTAGAAATACCCGATGTTGATATTGTTAAATCAACAATGGGTTGTGACGGATTTCTTCAAAAATCAGTTATGGCTAAAAAAGTTGAGGGAAGTTTTATTTTTTGGTCAGGTTCTCCTGCGATGACTTTCATCTATCGTCTTCAACAAGCAGTCTATAATACTGGTTTTGTTGTCAATGGAAATTTAAACGTCATCATTCCATCACTAGCAGTTTCGTTTACATACCCTGATTTTAGTTTTGATAGCGGTCCTAAGGGCTTTGAACTTGCCGATGAAGTTAAGCCGATAAAAATCAAGTGGTCTGCTCAATTACCGAATTATGCAAGCCTAGGGGCTGCAGCTGCAACAATAATAGGAAACTTTGGCTAATGAAAATAGTTAATTTTAGTATTGAAGATAAAAATGAAGACGGTGAGAAAGTTGTCATTAATTTTGTAACTAAGAAAATGTCATCTGTAGAAGCTGGTTTTTTAGTTATAAAAATTATTGGAATTGTAGCAAGGGGAGCTGGAGATAGAGTTGATGCTTATCTCGAGCAAATTTTACATAATCTTTTTCAAACTGGATACACTGTCGAGGGTGTAAAAAATACGACTGATGCAGGAAGTGTTGGGGGTGTAGTTCTTAGCGCAGTTAAAGGTGCGATTGCTACACTTTCAAATAAAGATCGTGATGAGCTTATTTCTACTTTAATTACCGGAGTAGAAATTATAGAAAGTGCTGTTTTTAAAACACCAGTAACTCTTCAGGAATTAAACACTAGATTGTGTAGTTTCCAAGCATTTTTTAAACTAATATTTGAATTAATTAAGATAAATTTAGGTTTTTTTTCTCAAAAACCAGGATGAATATTCCATATAAATATGTGGAATCATACCCACATATTTATTGTAAAGGATTACTGCCGATTTTTGTAGCTATCATAAACCAAAAATTGGCAACACTACACGAACTTAAAAGTGTGTATTGCTATGAAGACGCCTTGGATCTGTATGAAATAATTCTTGTAAATAATTACAATGAATTAACTTATCAAGAAATCCAACAGATGAGGAATGAAAACGCAAAATGAATTTAGATACGTTTTTTTTATCCCTTGTCTTTGATAATGCTAAGACAAAAGACTCATCTGATAAAGTTGAGCAAACAATCAATAGTCTTACCGATAAGATACTTCGTTCCTTTGCAAGAATAGAAGCGTTTGATTTTCTTAAAAAAGCTATTGAGCAAACTGTTGCACTTACTACAAAATTAGATAACCTTGCTTATGTAACAAATGAAAATATTCAAAGTTTAAATGCTTGGGGCGAAGCTGTTAAAAGAACTGGTGGAACTACTGAAGGGTTTTATTCTTCTATTTCTAATCTTGCTCAAAAGCTTCGCGATGTCCAAACAAATTTTGGAAGCGCAGGTCAACTTGTTTTTGCAAGACTTGGATTAAATCTCCAAAAATCTAACGGCGAGATGAAGACTGCAACAGAACTTTTAGCAAACATTGGAGATAAGTTTAAAAGCTTGCCTAAAGTTTGGCAGTTAAATCTTGGACAGCAGTTAGGTCTAGACGCCGCTACAATTAGATTACTTTCGAGCGGCAGTAAAAGTGCAATAGAGCTTGTTGATAAAATGCGTCAACTTGGCGCTGTTAGAGACGAGAATACTGAAAAGAATATTCGATTTAGAAATTCTCTCTACGATATCCAGTTGATTTGGCAAGATATTAAATTAACGATTGCAAATGGTTTGATTCCAGTTTTGACTAAATTTAGTGAGATGCTTGTAAAATCTTTTCGATTTATGCAAGAACATGCTCAACTCGCTAAAGCAGTTTTATTAGCAATATCTATTCTTTTAGGTGGTGCAATACTCAATTCTATAGTTGCGATTGCTTCTGCAATTACTACTCGTTTAATTCCTGCACTTATTGCGATTGTTGCGGCTAATCCTGAGCTATATGTTTTAGCAGCTGCACTTATTGCAGTTGGTTTAGTTATTCAAGATTTTGTAGTTTATCTTCGCGGAGGTAAATCCGCTTTCGAAGATTATTATAAATTCATAGGTGGTTTAGCAAAGAAATTCGACCATTTAGCGAGTTCCATTCTTAGGGTTACAACAGTTTCAAAATATTTATTTGCGGCATTGAGTCCCTTAGGTTTAATCTATGGATTCTTTTCTAAATTCGGTGGCGGAGATAAAAAACTTACAGACGAAGAGTTTACTAAACAAGCTGAAAATTATATCCCTTTAAGTCAACAAGGTACAAATAGAAATTTTATCACAGATATGATTGCAAGCGTCGCAAAGAGTCAAGGTTTCGACCCTTCTGTTGCTGCAACAATTGCAAATATTGAAAGTGGATTAGACCCAAACGCTAAATCTAAAACAAGTAGTGCTTCAGGGTTATTTCAAGTTATCGACAGTACTTTCCTTGACCAAGCTGGTGATCTTAATGATAAAAATGACCCGATTAAAAACTCTATAGCAGGGATAGGAAATTTAAAAAGTATATCTCAAGGACTATCTAGTTTTCTAAATAGAAAACCAACCGGTGGAGAAATTTATTTAGGTGAGAGATTTGGTTTAGATGGTGCAAAAAAATTACTTTCTTCCAATCCTAATTCAATGGCATCTGCAATATTTAGTGCTCAGACTTTGAAATCTAACTCTGACCTTGGCGGTTTATCTGCAAGTCAGATAATAAATAACGCAAATAAAACATATGCGAGCCATGCTGTTAGTGTGGGAAATGTAAGTATTAATGTAAATGCTCCTAATGCAAATCCAAATCAAGTTGGTCATGCGGTGATGCAACAATTTAATTCCAAAATTGTAACAAACCGAGATAATGGGGTGCGACAATGAGTTTTACGAATGGTCTCTATAACCCACAGACTTTAGATTTAATTCTTGGTTTTGACTCGTATATCGAGAATACATATCACAATTCAAATACTGTCGCATATGAACCTTTAGAAAGAAATAGTTTTAGTAGTGACAGTAAACAAAGTACTCCTTTTATAGTTTCTATTACTGCTAATTTTGTTATTAAAGGCGATTCCTCTTCAGGTGATACTGTTGATGTAATAAAAGAGAAACTAGAGAAATTAGCTAAAGATGCAACTCTTGTAAAAATATTTTTAATACCATTTGCAGCTAAATATGGAACGAGTAGTCAATATTATCAATATGCGAATATTTACGAAAGTATGTGTTTAGTAAGCATTGATTTTCAGAACAATCCTGATCAATTAGAGTTCAGACCTAACCTTGTTTTTCAAGAAATAAGAATAACTGATAGCGTCTACACTGCTTCTCAAAATACTGCAAATCCTGAAAATAATGCAACATCAAATGCTGGTCAAGTTCAACCACAGGGTGATACCTCTCTTCTATTTGAAGAATTTGGGAAAGTAGGTTTGCCATTATGATATTAATTATACCAATAAGACCAATTACAAATCAGAGTTTAAATGTAGTGTTAAATAATCAAAACTGCACGATTGATTTATTAACTCGAGGAGGCCATACCTTTTTAAATCTCTTTGTAAATAACCAACCTGTGGTTCAAGGAAGAAAATTATCTTTAACTAAAGTAGTTCCTTATGAATATTTACAAACTAAATTTGTAGGAAATTTAGCGTTACTTAACAATGATTTAAATACTAAAGACAACCCTGACTATACAAAATTTGGCTTAACTCAATCGCTAATTTATTATCAGGAGTCTGATTTAACATGAGTGTAATTGTTAATCCCACTTCATTAAGAATAAGACAATTAGAATGTAGATTAACTCTGCAGTCAGGTCAATTTAATCAAGGTGGAAATGTTAAAATTGTAAATAGTAACTTAATTACAAGTGGAGTGAGCACAATTAATGCGACTGTACATACTTCTCTTTCTAATAATTTTACTAACTCGGCTGATATTATTATTTACGGAATGAATGAGTCAGATATTGCAGCATTATCTACATTGGGTTATGCAGCTCTAAAGTTTGAATTAAATCGAATAGAGCTTTACGCAAATTATAGTGACCAACAAAAGAGCTTATGTTTTAGCGGATATATTGTGCGTGCGTGGTGTGATTTTTCAGATCCAAGTCGTCCCATGCATTTTGAGTGTCAAACAACATATCAAGAAGCTTTAGCGGATGTGACTCCAACCAGTGTTAAAGGGTCCATTGGAGTTGTAGATTTATTCTCAAAGTTTGCATCTAGCCTAGGGTACTCTCTTCAAAATAATGGTGTCAGTGGAATTTTAAATAACCCTATTTTTACTGGTAGCCCCATCGACCAGTTAAAGAAATTAAGCAAACAAACAAGTACAGCTTGTGTAGTGGATAAAGGCGTTCTCTATATAGCCCCGCTTCGTTTTAGTCTTAGTAATTTAATTCTTGATATAAATTCTGATAGTGGATTACTTAGCTATCCTACGATTGATTCTTATGGAGTTAAATTAAGAATTCGATATGACCCCACACTCAGAATAGGTCAATATATAAAATTACAAACAATTGTTCCGATCCCAAAAGCAACCGGACAGTGGTACGTTTATGATATGCAGTCAACATTAAGTAATTTACATGAACCTTGGTATACTGATTTAAAGTGTAGTTATACAAATTTAGCAGGGCCTTTATAAATGGTAACGACGTTTAACTCTTCGAAAGAAGTATCCTCCGATTTATCTGGCACAGATATGATAGAGTTTTCTAATACAAAACTTCTTCATGATATCAATACAATAATCCTTGCAAAAATAATTGAGGTAGATTTACCCACAAAAAGACTTATCGTAAGGTCTTTAATTAATGGTGTAGATACGCACGACCAGCCGATAACTCCACCACAAATCTATGACGTACCCTATTGTGCTCAGCGAGGTGGAAATGCTGGAATAATAACTGAGTATAAAATCGGGGATACCGTTGTCGTAGGTTTCTGTCAAAGACAAATTGACATAACAAAAAATACGATGGAGCAAAGCACACCAACTCTTACACGATTCCATGCATTGAATGATGCAGTCGTTTTATCTCACTGGTCGAATAATGAGCCGACTGTTTTTATAAAAATTACAGACGATGGGATTGATATACAAACCTTAAATAAGCCTTTAAATATAACGACAACTGGAGATATAAGTCTTACAGCAAACAACGTTACAATGAACGCTACAACTAAGTTTCAAGTGAACTCTCCTGATATTGAATTGAATGGCAATTCAAAAATTATTGGCACTCTTACAATTGGAAATACTGTAATTAGCACAACAGGAATTACAAATAGTTCAGGAACTAACATTGATTCTGTACCATTTTTACTACACACTCACAGTGGAGTAACTACAGGATCAGGTATAACAGGACCGGTAACATGACAATTAATCAACCGACATATGCCATAGGAAATTTCGTAGATATGGATGGAACGCCATATCAAGATATTTTTTTGGATAGTAATAAGAATATTGCCATAATCTCAGGAGTTTTATCAGTTTCTCAAACAGTGAAAAACGCAATAAGCCTTTGGCTAGGAGAATACCAATTTGATATCACCTTGGGTGTTCCTTGGTATAATGTTTTAGGAGTTTCTCCTCTTAATAAAAGTTTATTAAATAATTATTTAAAAAATGCAATTTTAAAAGTTCCTTATGTGACACAAGTTGTCTCAATAGAATATTTTCCTGATGATGTAAAAAGAACTTTAGGAATTAGAATAACATTTTTAAATACAGACAATATAACGAGTGTGACGAATGTTAATATCTGATACGGGCGTGGTTATTGAACCATCAACAACAGCAATTGCAGAAGCTCAGCAAATTTTAATTGACACTTTTGCACCTGAGGTACCAAATTTAGACCCATCAAGTCCTAATGGTTTGCTGGTTCAGAATATCGCTATTGCAATTACACAGCGTGAAGCAGACCAAGCAAATACTGTAAATTCAATGAACCCGAATATTGCAACAGGTGAACAACTTGATGCAATATGTGCGAATTTAGACATTGAGAGGGACCCAGCAACTCAATCAACGGCAACTTGTGTTTTCACGGGGCTCGTCGGGGTTTCTATTCCTGCAAATAGTCAAGTCGCTTCAACCAACGGAGATATTTTTCTTGTTGAAGCAACAGTTGTTATCGGAGTTG